GACGAATTCGCCTTCGTTCCAAACCATGTTGCGGAGCAATTCTTTGCCTCTGTTTATCCTACTATTACTTCTGGTAAATCAACGAAGGTAATTATTATCTCAACGCCTAACGGCATGAATCACTTCTACAAGATGTGGGAGGATGCTAGGCGTGGTAAAAATGATTACACTACTAATGAAGTTCACTGGTCTCAAGTACCTGGTAGAGATGCTAAGTGGAAAGAAGAGACAATTAAAAACACATCTCCAAGACAGTTCGCGCAAGAGTTTGAGTGTGACTTCCTTGGATCTGCTGACACTTTAATTAGTCCAGCAAAACTACAAACTATTCCTTTCGCAGACCCAATTAAATCAAATGCTGGACTTGACATCTATGAGAGAGTTGAAAAGAATCACGAATATATCATTACTGTTGATGTTGCCAGAGGAATCGGTGGCGACTACAGTGCTTTTATCGTGTTTGATATCACCACGATGCCGTATAAGATCGTTGCGAAGTACAGAAATAATGAGATTAAACCTGTACTGTTTCCCTCGGTAATTTTTCAAGTAGCAAAAGAATATAACAACCCATATATTTTAGTAGAAATAAATGATATTGGCGATAGCATCGCTGCTACTCTTAACTACGATCTAGAATATCCCAATGTGCTTATGTGTGCGATGCGTGGTCGTGCAGGACAAGTCGTGGGTCAAGGATTCTCTGGATCAAAAACCCAACTAGGTGTTAAAATGAGTGTAACGGTCAAGAAGATCGGTTGCTCTAATCTCAAAGCTATTATTGAAGAAGATAAATTAATATTCAATGACTTCCAGATCTTCCAAGAACTTACTACATTCGTACAGAAGAAGCAAGCATGGGAAGCAGATGAAGGATACCATGATGACCTTGTAATGTGTATGGTTCTCTTCGCATGGTTAGTCATGCAAGAATACTTTAAGGAGATGACAGACCAAGATATCAGAAGAAGAATCTATGACGAACAGCGTAATCAGATAGAACAAGATATGGCTCCGTTTGGATTTGTTGACGATGGTATGGGTGATGACACTTTTGTGGATGGAGACGGTGATCTATGGGCATATGGAGATAAGCAAGAAGAAGTGGGATATATGTGGAACTACTAATGGATATTGGAGATCAATTTTCTTTAGAGCATTTACTTTTTAAAGAAAGAGTATGTAAATCCTGTGGCAAAAAGAAAGATTTAATTTCTGAATTTTATCTCACACGAAAATTAAGAAAAGGAAATCCATCAGCATATGCATACGAATGCAAGGAGTGTACTGTCAAAAGGGTAATAAAATCTAGGAAAAAACAAGATCCGTTTCAAAATTGGGGTTATCCAGATTGGTAGTTCATGCATAGTTCACCACCTCTGAAACATCTAAAAATCTAAATAGATTTAGATTAATTTGGTATCTAAAGAGGTATAAACATGGCAAGTCAAGTCTCGCCTGGTATTGTTATTAAGGAACGCGATTTATCCAACGCAGTGATCGTTGGACAATCGCAAATTACCGCCGCGATTGCGTCCACTTTTGAAAAGGGACCAGTCAATGAAGTAACCAGCATTTCAAACGAAAGGGAATTTATTGATACTTTCGGAACACCATCTTCTAATGTATCGGCAGCAGAAGATTGGTTAGTTGCATCAGAATTCTTAGCATATGGAGGCAAACTAGCTGTTGTTCGCGTCGTAGGATCAGGTGCTGCTAACGCTAATACAGATGGTAACACATCTGTAATCGATAATCAAGTCGATTTTGAAGCAGGTGCAACTGGAAGTAATGCACTATTCGTTGCTCGTTCTGCTGGTGCTGCTGGTAACAATCTTCGCGTTGTTATAGTAGACCGTGGTGCAGATCAGCTTGTACAAGTTGCTGCTCATGGATTATCTGCTGGTGATGCATACAGCGATCCTGCTGGTAATGCTCACACAGTTGTACAAGATTTAGGAACAAACTTCTTCTCTGTTGTCAATACTACAGTAGCAGTTGCTGTTGGTGGTACTGGTGCTGCTGAAGTTTTAAGTGTAAGTCCATGGTATAACAACACTGCGATTGCTTCTACTGGTCTCACATTATCCGCCATCGGACCTCGCCCTGGAACTTCTGCATTTGCTGCAGAAGCACATCTTTCTAAGGACGAAGTTCATATTGCAGTTATTGATGAAAGCACAAATACTGTTGTCGAAAGATTTACATATCTTTCTAAACTATCTGATGCTAAGTCTCCTGAAGGAGCATCAATTTACTATAGAGATGTAATTAACGCACAGTCTAGGTTCATTTATTCTGGTGCTGCTCAGACTGCACAACTAAGTACTGCTGGTAATGCTTGGGGCAACACTGCTGCTTCTTATGCAGCAACTGCTGCTGCACCCGAAGTAATGAAACTCATCATCGATGATGCTGGTGAAGCTACTTTCGACGGTAATTTACTTGCTGATGGTGCTGACGGTAGTGCATATAGCACTTCCGAAATTCAATCAGGTTATAACCTCTTCCTGGATACCGAGCAAACTCAAATTGATTTTGTTCTAATGGGTGGTTCGATGTCTAGTGAAACTAACACTAAGACAAAAGCACAAGCAGCAATTGGTGTTGCAACTGCAAGAAAAGATTGCATTGCATTTATTTCTCCTGATAAGTCAACTCAAATTGGTAGTTCGGGTGCTCTGACATCATCTGCACAAAGAGACAAAACAATTGCATACTTCGATACGATGCCTTCGACATCTTTCGCTGTATACGATAGTGGTTTAAAGTATACATATGATCGTTTTAATGATCGTTATGTTTATCTTCCATGTAATGGAGATGTTGCTGGTCTATGTGTCAGAACATCTGCAACTGTAGATGACTGGGTTTCTCCCGCTGGTTTAAACCGTGGTGGAATTCGTAATGCAGTTAAACTTGCATATAATCCTAGTAAAGCAGATAGAGACGAACTATATCAGTCAAGAGTCAATCCTATTGTTTCTCTTCCTGGTGCTGGTACTGTTCTCTTTGGAGATAAGACTGGTCTTGCTTCACCCTCTGCATTTGATCGTATTAATGTCCGTCGTTTGTTCCTCAATATTGAGGCAAGAGTTAGAGGACTTGCTGAAGGAGTACTCTTCGAGCAGAACGATGTAGTAACCAGATCTGGTTTCTCGGGTGCTGTAAACTCGTATCTATCTGAAGTTCAAGCACGCAGAGGTTTGACAGATTTCCTCGTCGTTTGTGACGATTCCAATAATACTCCTAATGTTATTGATCGTAATGAGTTTGTTGCTGAGTTATATCTCAAGCCAATTCGCTCAATCAATTATGTCACAGTAACTCTTACTGCGACAAGAACAGGAGTCGCTTTCAGTGAAGTCATTGGTCGCTGATTTTTCGCTTAAATTCTAATAGATAAACAAAACAGAGGTTAAAACAAATGACTACCAATAATGTAAGTACCTTCTTACAAAAAATCCAGCAGGGCGTTAAGCCCAATATGTTCAAAGTGGTGATCCCAAGTGATCCCGCTGAAGGAGCAACAGCAGAAGATCTAACAATTCTTTGCAAGTCTTCATCTCTTCCTGGTTCTTCAATTGGCACAATCGAAGTTCCTTACAGAGGTAGGGTTGTAAAGATTGCTGGAGATCGTACATTCGATAACTGGAGTGCAACTTTCTTTGTTGATTCAGAGATGGGAACCCGTGCATTCTTTGAGCGTTGGATGGATAAGATTAATTCTCATCAGGACAACGATGCTCAATTAATTTCTCCACTAGAAAGTGACGGATATTCCAGGAGAGTACAAATTTCTCAAATGGAAAAAGATAATACTGACGGTGGTAAAGTCCTCAGAACTTATGATCTGTGGTATGCATTCCCAACTAGTATATCTACAATTGATGTTGCTTATGATAGCAATGATCAGATTGAAGAATTCACAGTTGAGTTCCAATATTCTTATTGGACCGTAGAAACTGATGATGTTAAATCTGGAGGCGGGTGATTTTTAGAGATACTAAATAGTTAAGATAATAATATTTTGTCTATTTGAAATGAGTCAACTATTTGGTTTCCAAATTAATCGCAAGGAGGGTCAGAAGGGTCAGTCCCCTGTCCCTCCTAATGCTGATGAGTCAATGTCCATAGCGGCAGGTGGTTATTATGGAACATATGTAGAAACGGATAATCAAGCTCGTAATGAGTTTGAAATGATTCGCCGTTATCGTGACATGGCACTACATCCCGAGGTTGATAGTGCAGTTGATGAAGTTGTTAACGAGTTTATTGTTAGCGATGCACATGATACTCCAGTCGAACTTAATCTAGATAATCTAGATGCTGGTAATGGAATTAAAAATAAAATTCGTAATGAATTTGAGTATCTTAAAAAATTACTTAATTTTGACAACCGCGCTCATGAGATCGTGCGTAGTTGGTATATTGACGGAAGGTTGTTTTATCATAAAGTAATCGATCTCGATAATCCAAAAAAAGGTATTACGGAACTTCGATATATTGATCCAATGAAGATCAAGAAGGTTCGTCAAAAAATTGACAATGCACCAAAAGATTCTATTGCAAAACAGGCAATTAAAGGAACTGCACTTGAACATGAATATGGAACTTTTGTAGATTACTATCTCTACAATCCAAAAGGTTTCTATAAAGGCGGTGTCCTAGGACCGATTGGAGACATGTCATTGGCGCAAGGCATCAAAATGGCGGCAGATTCCATCACATTTTGTCCTTCTGGTTTACAAGATTTAAATAAAAGAATGACTCTTGGTTTCCTGCATAAGGCAATCAAAGCACTCAATCAACTCAGAATGATTGAAGATTCATTAGTTATCTACAGATTATCGCGTGCTCCTGAGCGTAGAATTTTCTACATTGATGTAGGCAATCTACCTAAGGTTAAGGCAGAACAATACTTGCGTGATGTCATGTCTCGCTATCGTAATAAGCTAGTGTATGACGCACAAACTGGCGAGATGCGTGATGACAAAAAGCATATGAGTATGCTTGAAGATTTCTGGTTGCCTCGTAGAGAGGGTGGTCGTGGTACTGAAATCACTACGCTGCCTGGTGGTCAGAACCTTGGCGAACTTAAGGATGTTGAGTATTTTAAAAAGAAACTTTTTAACAGTCTTAATCTTCCTCCTTCCCGTCTCACAGACGACAATAAAGGATTTAATCTCGGTAAAACCACTGAAGTCCTCCGTGACGAACTTAAGTTTACGAAGTTCATTGGTCGTCTCCGCAAAAGATTTGGAGAGATGTTCCAAGACATGCTCAAGACTCAACTCATTCTTAAAGGAGTAATTACTCCCGAAGACTGGGAAGATATGAAGGAGCACATTCAATATGATTTCTTATTTGATAATCACTTCAATGAACTAAAAGAAATTGAAATGATGAATCAAAGAATGATGACTGTCACTCAGATGGATCCTTTTGTTGGAAAATATTTCTCAACAGAATATATCCGTAAGAGAATCTTGGGTCAAACTGATAAAGATATGAGTGAAATTGACAAGCAAATGAGAAAAGACATTTCAACTGGTCTTGCAATTGATCCAGTAGAAGTCAATGTTTTAGATAATATGCAACAACAGAATGCCGCGCTTGCTCCTGAAATTCAAGACATGCAAGCAGATTCATCTGCAGAAAGAGACGCAGTAGCTGCTGATGCAGCATTGGAAAGAGATCTCAAAAAAGAAAAGTCCGCACCTTCAAAATCTAGTAGTGATAAATAAAATATACTGAATTGTTATTATGTCTGAACCTAATGAAGTGAACAGCTACCAGGGCGAAGTTAATATCGTTAATCAAATTTCTGATAACGAACGCGCTGCTGCTATTGATGCTATTCAAGATCTTTTATTTTCCAAAGCATCTGATGCTATGGCAGATTATAAAAAGATAGTAGCAAATACATTCTTTGATGAACCTACCGAAACGGAAGTAACCGATGAAACTGATAACGGAAACGATTGAAAACGTTCAAATCCTTACTGAGGAAAGAGACGGAAAAAAACTCCTTTATATAGAAGGTGTTTTTCTTCAATCCGAACTGAAAAATCGTAACGGACGCATGTATCCTTTTAGTGTCCTCAACCAAGAAGTTGAGAGATACAACGAAGAGTATGTCAAATCGAAGCGTGCTTTAGGTGAACTCGGACATCCCGATGGTCCCACTATTAACCTAGATAGAGTTTCTCATAGGATCACAAGTTTACGCGCAGAAGGCAATAATTTTATTGGCAAAGCACAAATTCTTGACACACCAATGGGAAATATTGCTAAAAGTTTATTGGGTGAAGGTGTGCAATTAGGTGTTTCATCTCGTGGCATGGGAAGTATTGATCAACGCGAAAACTGTAATGTAGTTCGTGATGATTTTATGTTAACAACTGCTGCTGATATTGTAGCAGATCCTTCTGCACCAGATGCATTTGTCAATGGCATCATGGAAGGAAAAGAATGGGTATGGGACAACGGATTGCTTAAAGAGCGAGAAGTTGCTAAATACAAAAGTTATATTGAAAGCGCATCGCGCTATCAGTTAGAAGAGAGAACGCTTAAAGCTTTTGAGCATTTACTCGGAAAGCTTTGATTTATAAATAAACTTAGATTAATTATTTACGGAAAATTACGAGGTAATCTCAAATGTCAGATATGTTAAATGAAAAATTTGAGGAGTTCGTTACCGAGCAGAAGGTGATTGTAGAAAACGCGGCAGATTCAATGCCTACCGTTACTGCAAGCGTTATCCCTGGCACTGGTAGTGAACCCTCTCAGGTTTCTGACGCTCAGACTGGTTCTGGCGGCAAGGATCCTATGCCTTCAGTTCAACCAGGAGTTGCTCCTGGACAATCTGCTCCTGCAGATCTTGGCGGTACATCGACTGCTCCTAACGAGGATGATGATGATGGCGAAGAGAATCCTGGCGCTAAAGCGGCAGCACCTATTTCGCAAGTATCTGGCGATCCTCAACAGCGTGCTAAAGGCGGTGCAGATCCCATGCCTTCAGTTGGTGCAGATGTTGCATATGCAACCAGCACTGGACCCGCTGTTACTTACCCCATCAAGCCTTCCTTTGAAGATCTTGATGTTTCCGCTGATGTTGCCGCTCTAGTAGAAGGCACAGAACTCACAGAAGAGTTCGCTGAGAAAGCAAAGACCATTTTTGAGGCTGCTGTCAAAGCGAAAATTTCTGAGGAGTATGACAGACTTGTAGAACACTTTGCCACTGAATTGGATAAGCAAGTAGATGCCTCTAAGGCAGAACTATCCGAAGAAGTTAATGGCACTGTGAACTACGCCATCGGTCAATGGATGGAGCAAAACCAAGTTGCTGTTGACCGTGGAATCAAAAATGAGATTACTGAAGACTTCATCGTAGGTCTGAAGGGTCTCTTTGAAGAGCACTATATCGCTATCCCTGACGAGAAAGTCAATGTGGTAGAAGGTATGGCTGAATCTATTCGTGAAATGGAAGCGCGTCTTGACGAACAGGTTAAGGCAAATGTGAAACTACAAAATCGTCTTAATGAGACTGCTAAACTCAATATTCTGTCCACCGTGTCAGAAGGACTTGCAGATACTCAGAAAGAAAAACTCGCAGCACTTGCTGAAGGTTTAGAGTTTGTTTCGGAAGAGTCATTCTCCAAGAAGGTTACGACCATCAAGGAGTCTTACTTCAAAGAAGCAACTGTAACCCAAAGTGAGGTTGCTGATGAAACTCCAGTTGAAGGAGCAGGCGAAGAGGTAACACCAGCAATGGCGCAATACCTTACCGCTCTCAATCGCTGGACTTGATTATAAATTAACCCCCCCACATTTTTACAAAAGAGCAAACAAATGTTTAACGCAAAAGCTCTATCAGAAAAGTGGTCTCCTGTTCTAAGTCATGAAGGTGCTGGCACCATCAGAGACGGATACAGAAAGGATGTTACCGCTGTTCTTTTAGAAAACACCGAAAAAGCCATGCGCGAAGATCGCGGCATGATGAACGAAGCTTCCAATAGTGTTGGTGCTATCGGCACAAACGCACTATCTGGTAGTGGTTTAGGAACTCAGACAGGTGGTCTTGCAGGTTTCGACCCAATCATGATCGGCATGATTCGCCGTGCAATGCCCAACCTTGTCGCATATGACATCTGTGGCGTTCAACCCATGAGCGGTCCTACTGGACTTATCTTCGCAATGAAGAGCCACTATCAAGAGAACGGTGCAGCACTTCGTGCTGGTTCTGAGGCACTCTACAACGAGCCTGACACCAACTTCTCTGGTAACTCACAGGGTCCTGCAGCATACAACGACCCCGCTTCTCCCCTTGGAGACGGTGGTACTACCGATGCTAACCCTGGACTGCTTAACGACGCCACAGGCGGCGGCACAACTGCTGCTAACTACGAGCGCCAAGCAGGCAACATCGCTAGAGAAGATGCAGAAGCACTAGGATCGGGTTCGACCCTATTCAACGAGATGAGCTTCAGCATCGAGAAGACTTCTGTTACTGCAAAGACTCGTGCTTTGAAAGCAGAATACACTCTAGAATTGGCACAAGACCTTAAGGCAATCCAC